TAAAATGGACTTCTATTATGACCGTTTTGTGCCTTGACAAGATTTGATAACCTGCTAGAATAAACAGACTCTCAATGTATCGTCATGGATTTTGTTGATGTTAAGTACATCAATTTGGTTTCCTCAAGATTTCAAAAGTTTAAAAAAGTAAAACATAATCTTTATAATTTTCGATGTCCTCTTTGTGGTGATTCTCAAAAAAATAAAAATAAGGCAAGGGGATATCTATATCAAGTAAAAAATAATACAAATTTTAAATGCCATAATTGTGGTGTAAATGTATCTTTTAATAATTTTTTAAAACAGATTGACCCCACAGTCCATAAGCAATACATATTTGAAAAATTTAAGGAAGGTCATACTGGAAAAAACTTTATTGTAGAAGAACCAGTATTCAAATTCGAAACTCCAAAGTTTAAACAAAAGTTGGAATTGCCTAAGGCATCTTCAAATCCCGATGCAAAGAATTACTTAGAAAGTAGAAAATTAAACCCACATAACTATTATTACGCTGAAAAATTTAAAGATTGGACCAATTCTCTTCGACCTACATTCGACAGTACAGATAAAGATGAACCAAGAATTATCATACCTTTGTTCTATCAAAATAATCTAGTCGGATTTCAGGGAAGAGCATTAGGTCCATCCAAAGTTAAATATATTACTATAATGCTTGACGATGAATCACCAAAAATCTATGGTCTCGATGAAGTCCAAAAAAATAAAACTGTCTACATTACAGAAGGTCCCTTTGATTCAACTTTCGTTTCAAACTCTATTGCTCTCTGTGGTGCTGATGGTGATGTCTCTAAGTGGGGCATTCGCGATTGCGTTTGGATATATGATAACGAACCACGTAATACAGAAATCTTATCAAGAATTTCCCGTGTTATCGGAGATGGACAAAAAGTTGTCATCTGGCCTTCAGTAATAAAAGAAAAAGACATTAATGATATGGTTTTATCTGGACTGGATGTTCAGTCTGTGGTAGAATCAAATACTTACACAGGATTAGAAGCAAAACTTAAGTTTACCACTTGGAAGAAAATATGAGCAACGGAACAAAAGTTATCAAGAGAAATGGTCGCGTCGAATCTCTTGAGTTAGACAAGATGCATTTGATGGTGGAAGAAGCATGTAGAGGACTTGCTGGCGTGTCTGCCAGTCAAGTTGAAATGACCTCGGGCATTCAGTTTTATGATGGCATTACAACTGCAGAGATTCAAGAGATCTTGATTCGATCAGCTTCTGATTTGATTGATTTGGAACACCCAAACTATCAGTATGTTGCTGCTCGTCTTCTTCTATTTTCAGTCCGTAAGCAACTTTACGGAAAAATGAAAGAACTGCCTACTCTTGAGCAGCACATTTATGTGTGTGTTAATCAGGAAGTGTATGATAATGATATTTTTAACAAATATTCTAAGGAAGAGATCGACAAAGTTAATACATATATCGATCATGACCGCGACTATTTGTTCACTTATGCAGGTCTACGTCAAGTCGTTGACAAGTACCTTGTACAGGACAGGAGTGGCGGTGGAGTATATGAAACTCCGCAATTTATGTACATGATGATTGCTCTGACCATCTTTTCAGAGTATCCAAAGGAAACCCGTCTTTCTTATGTAAAGAGGTATTATGACGCAATCTCAAAGCACAAAATCAACATCCCAACTCCCATCATGGCAGGAGTTAGAACACCACTTAGACAATTTGCTAGTTGTGTTCTTGTTGATGTTGATGACACCCTCGATTCTATCTTTAGCAGTGATATGGCTATTGGTCGATACGTTGCACAAAGGGCGGGAATCGGCATCAATGCAGGCAGAATCCGTGGCATCAACGCTAAAATCAGAGGTGGGGAAGTTCAGCACACAGGTGTTGTCCCTTTCCTCAAAAAGTTTGAAGCAACTGTCCGATGCTGCACTCAAAATGGCATCAGAGGTGGATCAGCGACTGTCCACTTCCCCATCTGGCACCAGGAAATAGAAGATATTCTGGTTCTCAAGAATAACAAGGGAACGGAAGATAATCGTGTTCGTAAACTTGATTATTCCATCCAAATTAGCAAGTTGTTCTATGAAAGATTTATTCAAGACGGCGAGATCACTCTTTTCTCTCCGCATGATGTCCCTGGACTTTATGATAGCTTTGGACTCCCTGAGTTTGATGCTCTCTACGTACAATATGAAGAAGATACGTCCATTAAGAAAAAAACTATTAAAGCACAAGAACTCATCCTTAATCTTCTTAAAGAACGTGCGGAAACGGGTCGCATCTATATCATGAATATAGATCATTGCAATTCTCATAGTTCTTTTAAAGACAAAGTTAATATGAGCAATCTTTGTCAAGAGATTACTCTTCCAACTGATCCTATTCAGCATATTGATGACGATATGGGTGAAATTGCTCTATGCATTCTTTCTGCTATTAATGTGGGTAAAGTAAAGTCTGATGAAGAACTTGAGGACCTCTGTGATCTTTCTGTTCGTGGTTTGGATGAGTTGATTGACTATCAAAAATATCCCGTAAAGGCAGCAGAAATCGCAACTAAGGCACGTCGTTCTCTTGGTATAGGGTTTATTGGTCTTGCTCACTACTTGGCAAAACTTGGGTTCAATTATGATTCTCAAGAAGCATGGAATGCTGTTCATGGTCTTTCGGAGTCTTTCCAGTATTATCTACTGAAAGCATCAAATCAACTTGCTAAAGAAAAGGGGTATTGCGAATACTTTGGTCGTACCAAATACGCAGATGGCATTCTTCCAATTGACACTTACAAAAAAGATGTAGACGAAATTTCTTCTATTGGACTCCAACATGATTGGGAAACTCTTAGAGCATCTATCTTGGAACATGGACTCAGGCACTCAACGTTGTCCGCACAGATGCCATCGGAGAGCAGTTCCGTTGTGTCAAACGCAACAAATGGAATCGAACCCCCTCGCGGATTCTTGTCCATTAAGAAATCTAAAAAAGGACCACTCAAACAGATTGTTCCTCAATATCATACTCTTAAGAACAATTATACGCTTCTTTGGGATATGGAGTCCAATCGTGGTTATATTAATATTGTTGCTATGATGCAAAAATTCTTTGATCAAGCAATCTCTGGAAATTGGTCATACAACCCAGAAAACTACAAAGATAATGAAGTTCCGGTGTCAGTAATGGCGCACGATATGCTTTACTCATACTCAATGGGATGGAAAACGAGTTATTATCAAAACACTTATGATATTAAAACTGATGAGGTAGTGGAAGAACCAAAACAAGACCTTCAATCACTACTTCAAGAACTTTCTGGGGATGAAGAAGATTGCGAAAGTTGTAAAATTTGATGAAAGTATGTTAGAATAATCCATATGTTTAAATCCATATGGATTATTCCAGACAGTATAATCTAATTATTAATAAAGCAAAAGAAAGAGTTTTGGAAGAATACTCTGAAACACATCATATTATTCCAAAATGCTTAGGTGGGACTAATGAAAATACTAATCTAGTGGAATTAACTCCTAGAGAACATTTGATATGTCATAGATTATTAGTTAAAATGTATCCAAACAATATAAGTCTTCATCGAGCATATAATGCTATGGGAACTAGATGTAATTTTTCTTCTAAACTATTTGCAAAAACTAGAAAATATATTTCTGAATATCAAACAGGAACAAAACTTTCAGAAGAAACAAAACAAAAAATGTCTAAAACTAGAAAGGGAGTTCTTAAAAGTGAAGAAACTAAAAGAAAAATGTCTAAACCAAAAACAGAGGAAACTAAAAGAAAAATGTCTTTAGCACAAAAAGGCAACACTAAAGGTTCTAAAAACAAAGGAACCTTCTTTTGGATAAATAATGGAGTTGTTGGTAAGAGAGTATCTTCAGAAGAAAAAATTCCAGAAGGTTGGAAAAGAGGACACGGAAACTTGCATATTAAAAACTTATGACCGAATATAACTTTAAAACAAGTATCGATAATGAAAATACAAGTACAAGTATAAGAGGAATGACTGTTTTTAATACTGAAAAGGTTGATACTAAAAAGTCTCCTATGTTTTTTGGAAAACCTCTTGGAGTTCAAAGATACGATTCATACAAGTACCCAATTTTTGATAAACTAACTACTCAGCAACTTGGATACTTCTGGAGACCTGAAGAGGTTTCCCTCCAGAAGGATCGTGGGGACTATCAGACCCTTCGTCCAGAGCAGAAGCATATCTATACTTCTAACCTGAAGTATCAGATTATGCTTGACTCCGTTCAGGGTCGTGGTCCTGGTATGGCATTCATCCCATATTGCTCACTTCCTGAACTGGAAGCGTGTATGGAAGTATGGGGATTTATGGAAATGATTCACAGTCGCTCATACACATATATTATCAAAAACATTTATTCCGACCCTTCTGAGGTATTTGATACTATCATTGGAGATGAGCGCATTCTGGAGCGTGCCAAGAGCGTTACAGAGTCATATGATGACTTTATTCAATCAGCACAACAATATGGTGTATCTGATGCTTGGATGCACAATCTTGAAGGAGTTTCATACGCAAAGGAAACAATCAACGATGTTAAACGAAAACTGTACAGAGCAGTCGCAAACGTTAATATTCTTGAAGGTATTCGCTTCTACGTTAGTTTTGCTTGTAGTTTCGCCTTTGGCGAACTTAAGCTTATGGAAGGATCCGCTAAGATCATCTCTCTTATCGCAAGAGACGAAAACCAACACCTAGCACTTACTCAGAACATTCTGAATAAGTGGAGAGAAGGTGATGATCCGGAAATGCAAAAGATTATGAAAGAGGAAGAAGAATGGACATATAAAATGTTTGATCGTGCTGTAAATGAAGAAAAGAAATGGGCGGATTATCTGTTCAAAGATGGCAGCATGATTGGACTGAATGATAAACTTCTTCAGCAATACGTAGAGTGGATCGCAAATAGAAGACTTAAAGCAATTGGATTAAAACCCCAATATGATATTTCAGCAAACAATAATCCACTTCCTTGGACTCAGCACTGGATTTCCTCTAAAGGTCTTCAAGTAGCCCCACAACAAACACAAGTACAATCTTATGTGGTTGGTGGTATTAAACAGGATGTTAAAAAGGACACATTTAGTGGATTTAAACTTTGATTGACTTTAAGACTGAAATAGTGTATTATATAAATAATAATAGGTAAGTTCAGTCTTAAAATGAATAACTATATTCTTTACTATTACTTAAGGGAGGACTTTAGTTCTCCCTTTTATGTTGGTTATGGAAGACCAAGAAGAATTAATTCCAGACACTCTAGAAGAAATGGTGCTGAAATTTTACCCCCAAGAGAAAGAAGATGGATTGTAAAATCTGGATTAACTAAAGAAGAAGCAATAGAACTTGAGATAAAACATATAGCACTCTGGAAAAGAGAATGTGATGGTGGAATTCTATTAAATCAAAATCTTGGTGGTGAAGGAAAACCTGGAGGACAAAGAACGAAGGGATTTGGTGGAAGAAAACATAGTGAAGAAGCAAAGAAAAGAATAAGTGAAAAGGTTGCTGGTAAGAATAATCCAAGATATGGAGTTAAACTATCGCAAGAGACAAGAAATAAGATAAGTCAAAATAGAGCACCAAAGTTTGGTAAAGATAATCCAAACTCTAAAACTTGGAAGATTGTTTCTCCAGAGAATAAGGAGTACATTATTACTGGAGCATTAAAAGAGTTTTGTAAGTCTCAAAATATTTCATATGCTACTATGAGTGCCGCAATTAAGTATGATAGAAGAGGTCCAAGAAAAAATGGATGGAGTATTGAGAAAGTTTAGAATATCCTTACCAGAAGATGAGTGTGTAGTTAAACTTCAAGAGTATTGTAAGTTTTCTCTTACTCTGTTAAAAGTTCCTGTAGTATCTAAACCTTTATGTGCCGACGCAAACTGTCACAATAATGTTAATCATTATGTGAATACTTATGGTGGAGAAAAAATAAGTGGATATTATCTAATCACCGATGTTGATGATGAAACTTATGGATGTGCGATATATCATAGTATTTGGAAGAACACTTATGGAGATTTGATAGATATAACACCATTTGACGATGAAAGAGAATATAATATGTTTTCAGTATTGGATACTACAGAATATTACTCTGGAGTTGCTTATGATGGAAAAGTTTATAAAATATTAGAACCGGGGATTAATGTAATCTAATGTTACCAAAAATACTTTCTCAGGATTCAAATTATGACGAATGGTGCGAACAGGAAATCCTGAACGCATATAGAGAGGCAGCAGAGTGTGATGAGTTTATGTTTGGTGATTATGACTACTGTAAAGAATGGTTAGGTGCAAATAACTAATCGCACATAGATAGAGGAGGTTACGCCTCCTCTTTTTTTATGCCCAAAAATCAACTGAATAAAGACGAATTGAAAGTTCGTGTTTTGAAACTAAAAGATAAACTTCATAAAGATCACATTAGACCTGAAATGGATATGAAAGGACTCGCCCATAAATATCTGAATGAAGTTCTTGACATAATAGATGAGTACAGATATTGATTATGAAAATCCTTGGATTTATAATGGAGTGCCTTTTACTTCCTCTAATATTCAAGATTATTTTGGTTTTGTTTATCTTATCCAGAATAATCTTAATGGCAAAAAATATATTGGAAGAAAATATCTTTGGCAGTTCCGTACTCCAAAGGGTAAAAAAAGAAAAGTAAAATCTGAATCTGATTGGAA